CCCTTGCCGACGTGGGACAAATGCCGCGTGGGTCTGGGCCCGCAGATGTTCGAAGAAACTTTGGTCGGCAAAGATTGTTTTGCCGGACTGGATCTGGGTTGGCGCGACGACTTTGCATGCCTCGGCGAAGTTTTCCCAACGCGGATCAAGATCGAGCACCCCGAACTGCCCGCCGATGGGCCGGTCTTCGCTGATGACGATCAGATTGCCCCACCAGGCCCGATGGCTCAGGCGCGGTGGAAGATACTCAAGTGCGCTGTCAAGCTGCATTGCTGGATCCCGGCCGAGGGACGACGGGACATCACGCAAGCTCCGTTGTGCAACTGGATCCGCGATGGTCTCGTGACCGTCGTCCCTGGCAATACCAACGATCCGCAGCTCATCCTGTCACAGTTGGAACGTGATCGCAAGCAATATCGCATTGCCGAATTAGGTTTAGATCCAAATAACGCCCGGCAGTTCGGATTGGAAGCGATGGAGCTCGGACTGCAGGTGTTCGAATTCTGGCAGACGAAACGCAATTACAACGAACCGTGCCGCGAGTTCGAACGGCTGGCCGCGGCCGGCCTGCTCGAGCACGACGGCAACGCCCTCCTCAGATGGATGATCGGCAACGTAGTGATGGAGGCCGATGCCCGCGGCTACGTGATGCCGGCGAAACAGAAATCGGCCGACAAGATCGACGGCCCGGTTTCGCTGCTGATGGGTTTCGCCCGGGCGATGTTCGGCGAAATCGAGACCGGCTCCGTGTATGAGCGTCGTGGGATGCTCATTTTGTAATCGGTGGCAGAACAATGTGGGCAGAACAATAAAGATGCCGCTATCGTTCTGCCCCCATCGTTCTGCCATCCGTCTGTTTGGAAGTCAAATTTCACTTCCATATTTCACTTCCGCAATGGGTTTCACTTCCGCAATGAATGACATGATTGCTCTGGCCGGTTTCGTCGCCCTGGTCGTCGGGCTGTGGTGGATCCACCCGCCCACGGCGCTCGTGATTGGCGGCACGCTGATCTTCGGCCTGGGCTGCTCGGGCGCGGCGAATGACCGCCGCCGGCGGGCGATCGCCAGGCGGACGAAACGCATCGAGCTGGCCCGCAGCCGCAACGAACCGTTGTCGTCGATCGACGAAACCGACTGAAGAACAATAACCACGGATTACACGGATGGCACGGATAAAAACCGTCATCAGTGCCATCCGTGAAATCCGTGGTCTCTTCCTTTTTGTGTGATGTAAATGGGCTTTCTCGGTAAATTACTGCCGCATTTTTCGAACAGCCTCGAAAACCCGCGCGTGTCGCTGAACGATCCCCGCGCCTGGGACGAATTGTTCGGCATTAACCTCTCGGACACCGGCGTGCGCATCACGCCGCAAACGGCCATCGGCTACTCGCCGCTATGGCGCGGCATCAATCTCATTTGCAACGTGCTGATGCGCTTGCCGCTGCATGTGTATAAGGCGGTGGGCCACGGCAACAGCAAAGACTTCAGCGGGGCCGATCGCTGGCTGATCGACAGCAAACATCCGGCTTACAAGCTCGTGCATTGGAAGGTGAATGACTACCTGTCGGCCGGGTTGTGGAAACAGGTCATGGGTTACCACGCCCTGTTTCGCGGCAACGGTTACAGCGCCATCTGGCGCAATGCCCGCGGCGAGCCCCTCGAGCTCTTGCCTCTCTCGCCGACCGACACAATCCCCGTGATCGCCGACGGCAAGTTGTGGTATGCCTCCAAAATCGAAGGCATCAAACGCAAGCTGCCGGCGGACGACGTGTTTCACCTCAAGGGCCTGTCGTATGACGGCCTGGTCGGACATGACGTGCTGACGATCATGAAGGACGAGCTGGGATTAGGTGTCGGCGCGCGCAAATACGCGAGCAAGTACTTTGCCAACGGCGCCTCGACCGGGGGCGTGCTGATGATTCCCCGCGGCATGTCGGAGGCCGCGGCGAAGCAGCTCAAGAAAGATTGGAAGGATTACCAGGAAGGGATGGACAACGCCTTTCGGACGGCCGTCCTCGAAGACGGCGCGAAATGGGTGCCCACCACGTTCGACCCCGAGAAATCGCAACTGATCGCCGCGCGGCAATTCTCGGTCCGCGACGTGGCCAACATCCTGGGGCTTCCGCCGCACAAGCTGGGGGACGATTCGCGACTATCCTACAATTCTCTGGAGCAAGAGAATAACGCCACGCTCGACGACTCGTATGATCCCTGGTTGCACCGGATCGAGGAAGAAGCCGATTTGAAGCTGCTCTCGCAACAGCAGCGCGACAACGCCAGTCATTTCTTTGGTTTCGATCGCCGGCCGCTGAAACGACCGGACGCCAAGACGCAAGCGGAGATCGACGCCCAGCGCATCAACAGCGGCCGCAACACGCTCAACGAAGTGCGGGCCGAGAACAACGAGCCGCCGGTCGACCCGGCGATCGGCGACGTGATTCGCATTCCGACGAATGTCACTCTGGGGGCGCCGAAAGTCACGGCAGAGTCGAGCAATGGGACTGATGGGACAAATGCGACGGATAAGTCCTCTAAGTCGCCTAAGTCCCATTCGTCGAGCGTCAACAAGGCCCACCGCGCCTTGCTGGCCGATCGGCTCGATCGGTTCGCCGCGATCGATGCTGAGCAGTGCAAGAAAGCCCGCGATCGGTATACTGATTCGCTGCCCGGCTTTGCCGGCTGGGCGGGGACCTGGTTCGGGCAACAGGAAAAAAAGGTGACCGATGCACTGTCGCCGATCTTTGCAGCCATCTTCGCCGTGTCGAATAAAAGCGGGGCCCCGGAAGCCGCAGCGGCCTTCGCCCAATCCTATTGTGCGTCCGCACGAGACGTCGCGTTAGCGACGAGCTCTGGGCCGCCACCATTCGATCTCCTGCGCGACTCGATGCTCGACCAGGTGTTCAACGACTCATAGGCAGAAAAATGGGGGGCAGAAAAATCGCTCCCGCGGCCGCCCGTCATTCATTTTTCTGCCCCTTTATTTTTCTGCCTGGCTCTTTTTTCGTAAGGACAAATAAATGACGAAGGCACTCACGATCCGCAATGCAGGGACCCGGCCGGAAATCTTGCTGTACGGCACGATCGGTTACGATTGGGGTGACGACTACGTGTCGGCCAAGCAATTCGCCGATACGCTGGCCGGCCTCGGGAATGCGGCCGAGATCGGCGTACGCATCAATTCGATGGGGGGCAGCGTGGCGGATGGCTTTGCCATGTACAATGCGCTCAAAGAGAATCCCGCGAAGATCATCGTCGACGTCGTGGGCTTCGCCGTCAGTGCCGCGTCGACCGTGGCGATGGGCGGCGACGAAATCCGCATGCACGCCAACGCGGTCATGATGATTCACCCGCCGGCCAATTACGTGTGGGGGTTCGCCGACGATTTTCGGAAGCAGGCCGAAGTGCTCGACAAGCTGCAAGCGTCGATCGCCGGCGTGTATGCCAGCCGCGCGGGGAAAACGGCTGATGAATTTTCGAAGCTGATGGACGCCGAGACCTGGTTCAACGCCGAGGAGGCGTTGGCGGCGGGCCTGGCGACGGCCATTGTGCCCAACGCGGGGGCGGAGACCGAGGCGCCGGCCGAGAATGCGGAAGACGATCCGGCCATGCTCAACTTGTACCGCAACGTGCCGACCTGGGTGCGCGAGAAAATGGTCAACCGGTTCGGCCGCGAGAAATTCACAAACGTGCTTCGCCGGCGACGGCTGGAATTGCTGGAGAAGGCGACGTCGTGAAGAGGCACGCGGCTTGACGGTCGCGCGCAACACCGGACGTCGATCGACTTTCCCCGTCATTGCGGGCCGTCATGTGGCTTGCCTCTTCGCGATTCAGTCGGGCCGCTTCTCTTTCGCGCGCTTCGCCGCGTCACGGGCCCACTGCGACAACTCCGGCAGCTCCCCCTCGATCTCCTGGCGGACCTGCCCATCCTGCTCGCGGCGATCGGCCGCGAGCGCCACCGGGGGCACGCTCTGGCCGTCGACGACGGCCTTCCCCGGCCACTGGCGCAGCCCGACGCTATGCCGCGTCGCGCCGTGCGCCAGTGTCACGATCAGCACGCGCATCCGCGAGAGGAGCGAGTCGCGCCGCTGCGGCAGATGATCGTCGTGCACGATGTAGCCCAGCGACCCATTGAGCCCGTCCAGTTTCGCAGGCGGCAATTCGACGGTGATCGTCCCGAGTTGGGCCGCCTGAATCGTTTCATCCACATCGGGCAGCCGCCGGGCCGCCAGTGCCAGCGGATCGGCCTGCGCGTCGTGCTCATCCTCCAGTGACAGCGGCAGACAAATGCGCAGCTCGCGGCCGTTGACGTACAGGTCTTTGCGCTGGCGGTTCGACAGGCGGAAAATCACGCGCTCGCTCATGATGGCTCCTGAAATGTAAAACATGCCGCCCCGCGGAAAAACTTGGCATCGTCGCCGCCGCCATTCATTCAGCAACAGCTTCAATGGGGCCGCGGGGCGGCCCGAAAAATCAAATCAAAACAATGCCGGCGGCGGAATTCTCTCGGCGAATGAATCGCAACAAGCTGCAATGACTCCGCTTCAATGGGGCCGCCGCCGGCCCAAACACTAATAAACGAACTCCATGATTCTGGCCCGGTCGCCCCCCCACACGGCCAGGGCGTAGAATTCTCCCGGCGCATCCTTCCACTCGACGACGATTGCCGGGTCGGGGTTGACCTCCTGCCATTCCTCCGGCTGGTAGAGGACGCCGACCCATTTCGCGCGGCGGCGGACTTTCTCGTCGCGCAGAATTTCACGGGCCCGACGGGGGATGACGGGCATCCCCAGCGGGACGAAGGCCCGCACTCCGTCGGCCTGGTCGTGCGGGCGATAGCGCACGTAGAGACTGCTGCAGCGGTCGCCGGCCATCGCGACATAAAATGTGCCGTCGCTGTCGCGCTTACCGTTGCCGGCGCTGATTGACACGGTCGGATCGACAATGGCCCACAGGGGCAGTCCGTCCGCGCGGTGCTCCGACAGCAGTCCCGCCAGGTCGATCCGCCGACCGCGGCGGCGCGCGACGAGCGCGCGTTGCGACTGCCGCAGGCCGATCATCAGCTTATCGCGCGATTGCAGCTCGGCCGGCAGCCCTCCGCGGTAGCGGTCCATGATCGCCTGCCGCCGTCGCAGAATTTCTCCCGCCGCTTTTCTGGCCGCGCCGCGCTTCAGCCGCGGCTCGACACTCGTCATAATGTCCGCCATGATCTCATCTCCCTTTCGAGATGGGGTCTGGCCGGCGGGAGGTGAACTCTCCCGCCGGCCGTTTCGTCTCGGGCCGCGAGCGGCGCTCGCGGAGCCCACTAACTCTCTTGGCGGCGCTTGAGCTCGAGCAGGGCCGCCGGTGACCCGTGCTCGATTAACAGATCGTCGCCGGCCAGGGCCAGCAGGGCATCGTATTTCTCGACGCGGCGGCAGTGGATCTTGCTCAGATTCTCCCGCTGCCGCGAGCCGGGGGCGAAGTGCCGCATGTCGTCCAGCGCCCGCCGGCATTGCGATTCCGCAAAAACTAATTGGTCGATGGTGCACATAATTAACCCCTGGCGAACCATTCGCGGCCGACGGTGACAGCCAGCGTCGAGCAGTGATACCAGGTCGGCCAGCCGTAGGCGTTCGGGTATCGCACTTCGGTCTTGCCGCTCAATGTCGTCCAGTAGTACGAGCGGCCGGTCATCCGCGGGGCCGCGTCGCCGTCGACCAGGTCGACCGGGCAATTGCTGTGGGCGTTGGCGGCCTGGCGGGCGGCGCGGCGTTGGGCCAGGGTGAGAGCGCGGGGGGCGAAGAAATTGGCGAAGGTCGCGAGAATCGGGTGCATGTCATTTCCTTCAGGGCCTCGGTGTCGCCCACCGAGGGAGGCTGGCGGCGATTAGCAGCCGGAAAAATCACGAGCGAACCAACTCGACCCCCGCCGAGCAACTGAGTAGCTATACCCTCGAGTCTGGCCGTCTACTGCGGGGCAGGCGAGCATCCGAATGCTGTGCGGGGGGGTCGGGTTGGTTCGTTCGCATGTCATGTCCCTATTATACTTATTGTCGGATGTCCGTCAATATGCAATTGACGGAATTCCGACAATTTTCCAGAAATAAATTCAGCCCGCATTTTCCCGCTGTTTTCGCGCTCGTTTCGGCCGGTCCGTCGTCGCCGGGCGGCCCGGCCCTGGGCGAATGAGTCCCCGCAGCCGGTCGGCGTCGGCGGGAGTGAAGATCCAGGTCGTCCCCACCTGCTCGCCGATCTGGTTGGCCCGCGCCACGCGCGAGACGGTGTCAGGCGTGCAGCCGATCGAGGCGGCGATCGAGGCGGTCGTGTGGTGCGTGCTCATGCGCTCTATATATATGTCGGATATCCGACAATTGTCAACAGCGGATAACGACGGACGGGTAAGGCCCACGGATGGCTAGGCAATCCCACGGATTTTTCTGCGTCTGTTTTTCTTTATCCGTGGGATTGCCTAGCCATCCGTGGGTTTTCTCTTTTTGCGCGCTGACCGATGGTCATTACGCAATCTTGCCATAGCGGTCGATCAGCGCGCCAATGACTGCTTCCAGGGGCATGCCGCCCAGTACGAAGATCTCGCTGACGCCAGGGGTGAATCGTTCACGCCGATAATGCACGTTCTCATACAGACCGCCACTGACGGCCGCGGGGACGACGACGTCATTTAGTCTCGGGTCGATCGGGATCCGGCGCCCGTCATAAGGGCCGCCGATGAAGAGGATATCGTGCATGGCTCAATCTTCTATCTGCGTTTCGATTTCTCCGCAATCGGCTCTTGCCAAAGGCAAGTGACGTCACGTCTAGTCGGATTGAACAGTGTCATCTGACGCCACGCGGCCAAACCTAGTTGCGGCTGCGTCTGTGTGAGTTGACCAGATGCAGGCTTTCAACGCCCGCCTTGTCCGGCGTTCGAACCGCGCACCGAAAAAACAATACGTCACACCCCGTATTCGTGCCCGCAGGTCCGCCGGACTTTTCTTCGATTTGCCAGTTGTCAGTAGTCCGTTGTCAGTTGTCGTCGCCGGCAGCTCGTCACAACTGACCACTGACAACTGACGACTGACCTCCCGAAAGAACACATGACCGCAAAAGAACTGCGCGCCAAGCGCGCCGGCGTCGTTGAAAATTCCCGCAAGCTGCTCGACACGGTCGAGAAAAACGGCAAGGGTTTCACGGCCGAAGACGAAACGGCCTGGAAGAATTTCAATGCCGAGATCGACGCCCTGGGCGCGTCGATCGAACGGGCCGACTTGCAGGAGAAGCGCGAGGCGCAAGTCGCCAACGAAATCGCCAACCTGCCCCCCGGCATGCCGAAGCCGACCGGCAGCGCGGTGCCCCCGGCCGGCAAGGAAGAAGACACCGGCGTCATCCCCATGAACGAGGCCCGCGCCCTGGCGGTGCAGGGCTGGTTCATGCGCAATTCGTCCGATGATGACGTCAAGGAACAATTCACCGAACGGCACGCCCGCGCGCAGAAGCAGACGGGCATCGGACGCAACAGCAAAATGCTGAATGTGCCGTCGCCCGTCATGGGCGCCAATCCCGCCGCGCCGGAAGGCCCGCTGCAAAGCATCTCGAATTACAACCGGATCCGGCAGCAGTTGCGCAAGCGGCTGGCCTGGGACGGCGCGCACGGGAATTACGTCAACGTCAATCCGCTCACCACTCAGCAGCTCGCCGGCGGCGGGGCCCTGATCCCGGAAGGTTTTTCGACGTCGTTCGAAACGGCCCTCCTGGCCTACGGCTACATGCTGCAAGTCGCCGACGTGATGACCACGCCCGGCGCGAACCCGCTCCCCTGGCCGACGGCGAATGACACGGGCAACAAGGGCCGGCGGCTGAATCAGAATGCGGCCGTGAACAACACCGGCGCGAACATCGCTTACCCGACATTCGGCGCGGTCATGTTCTACGCTTACAAATACACCAGCGACGAAATCCTGGTGCCGTTCGAATTGATCCGCGACAACGCGGTCGGCCTGGTCGAATGGCTGGGCGAGGCCCTCGGGATCCGCATTGGCCGCGCCGAAAACGACGACTGGACGAACGGCACCGGCAGCGATCAGCCCAAGGGGATCGTCCCCGCGAGCACGCTCGGAAAAACGGCCGCGGGCGCCACGGCGATCAAGTTCGACGAAGTGATCGACCTGGAACACAGCGTCGACCCGGCCTATCGCGGTTCGCCCGGCGTGGGCTACATGTGCCACGACGGCATCGTGCAATACCTGCGCAAGCTGAAAGACGGCGAAGGCCGGTACCTGTGGCAGATGAGCGCCAACAGCGGCGAGCCCGATCGGCTCAACAACCGGCCCCTGACGCGCAACCAGTCGATGCAGGCGACCGTCGCCACCGGCACGAAGACTCTGCTCTTCGGCGATCTCAGCAAATACAAGATCCGCCGCGTCGGCAGTCTCCGCATGTACCGCCTGGTCGAGCGCTACCGCGACAACGATCAGGATGCCTTCCTGGGCTTCGAAGAAGCGGACGGCAATTTGATCGACGCGGGAACGCATCCGGTCAAGTACCTGATGCAGGCTTAGTCCATAACGCCTCTGCCGCTGCGAGGGCCTTACGAGAGTCCCTTCAGCGGTATGCGTGGAATGAAAAGTCCCGAGCCCGCGGCCGTCAACGCCGCGGGCTTAGGGCACTGAGAGACCGATCGCGGCGTGCTCGCGTTCCTAAGTTCTTAATCTTCCAATCGCCGGTGAAAAATGCTCGGAAATGTGAACCTGCTCGAAATCGCCGAGATCAGGAAAATCGACAACGGCCACGCGGCCGGGACGACGACGATCACGCCCACGTCGATCGACATGTCGGGCTTCGATGCGATCGCCGTCGTCGTCGACCTGGGGGCGGTGACCGACGGCTCGGTCATGGACCTGAAATTGCAGTCGGGCGCGGCGAGCAACGGCAGCGACGCGGCCGACATGAAGGACGCGGCCGGCAACGTGCTGCACGCCGGCCTGACCGGCGCGACGAGCTCGAACGCGATGATCGCCGTCGACGCCACGCGCCCGAACCAGCGGTATGTGACCGCCGTCTTCGCGCGGGGCACGCAGAACGCCGTCATCAATACGATGATCGCCATCCTGTACCGCTTCCGCAATTCAGCGCCCGTGGCGCAGGGGGCGACCGTGCTGGCGAGCAAGATTGCGCCCGTGGCGGGGAACTAACGAGCGAACAGTAGGCGACGGCGCGAAGAGGCAAGCCACATGACGGCCTCACGCGCAAAGACAGTCGATCGACGTCCGTTGTTGCGCGCGACCGTCATGTCGCTTGCCTCTTCACGATCCCGTTTTTGAAAAGCGCTTCCTTATGGCCATCGACCCCACGCTCGACGTCGTCAATCAGCAGCTCCAAGGCGGGGCCGACTGGGAAGTCGGCGGCAAGCTCAATCTGGACACGGTCGCCGGCGGCAATTTGCAGGTCGACGACAAGCCCGTGCCCCTCAAGGCGACGTTCTCGCCGGCGGCCGGCGCGGCGAACGTCTGCCTGGTGACTCTGCAGCTCGGGGACGGCAACGGCAATATGGCCTTCCCGGCGATCGTCGACATCTATCTCTCCGACGCCGCGGCCGGCGGGGCACTGACCGCCACGACCGCCAGCGGCGCCGTGGCAGCCGGCGCCTCGGGAACCGATCTCGATGCGATGGTGGCCAAGAAAGCCTTGCGGGTCCTGACCGACGCCACGGGCAAATACATCCTGTCGATCACCGACAGCGCCAAGACGCTGTTCGTCCCCTGCGTGATGCTGCCCTGCGGCAGGCACGTGGCGGGCACGGCGTTAGTCGTCGGCAATTACGGGTAACGAATTGTGTTTGGTGTTTTGTGTTTAGTGTTTGACGCGCCGCCGGAAATCTAAACACCAAACACCAAACACCAAACACACCATGCTCTTCCACGAAATCCCTTGGTACATCAGTGAGGTCCCGGCGCAATCCTACATCGAGCCCGTCACGATCGACGAGCTCAAGGTGCAATGCCGGGTCGATTCGGACGACGAAAACCCCTGGTTGACGACGGCCGGCCAGGCCGCACGCGAATTACTCGAGATAGACACTCGCCGGGCGTTTATCCAACGCTCGTTTTTGTTGACCGTCGACCAGTTCCCTTATTGGGGCCAGCTCGATCGGCAGTCGATCGAACGCACCAGCCAGGCTGTGGGGGTCTTTTACGGCGGCGGCTTTTTGGTCCGCCGCTGTCCGGTCGTCAGCATTGACCAATTCAAATACATCGACACGACGGGCACACTGCAAACCCTGGCCAGCGACGGCAGCGCTTACATCACTGATCTGACGAGCGAGCCGGCCCGGATTTATCCGGCGTACGGCGTGGCCTGGCCGATTTCGCGTTGGCAGAACAAGGCGATTCAAATCACATTCACCGCCGGCTACGGACTGCTCGCAGCGAGCGTGCCGGCCAGGGCCAAAGCGGCGATCAAGATGCTCGTTGCTCACTGGTTTTACCATCGTGAAAGCGTGGGCGTCGTCGGCGACGAAGTGAAGCAGGGGTATCAGTCGTGTGTGAATTCGTTGCGCTGGAGCGCGTCGCCAGTTTAGGCAGTTGTCAGTTGTCAGTAGTCAGTTGTCGGTAGCAGCAACTGACCACTAACCACTGACCACTGACAATTCCATGCAAGCGAAACCGTCAACGGGTCGAGGCGCCGGTGAGTACAACAACCGCGTCACGATCGAATTGAATACGCCGACCGACAGCGCCAGCGGCCAGCCGGTACCGGCCTGGGGAGCGTTCATCCATCGCTGGGCCAGGATCCTGCCCAGGGGCGGCCGCGAACAGTGGCGATTCGAGCAGCTCAGGGCGGAAGTCGATTATTTAGTTCACCTGCGCAACGACAGCGACACGCGCACGCTGAAGGCCAGCGTGAACCGCATCAACTGGGGCGGCGTGATTTTGAACGTGGAATCGATCGTCGACGTGGACAGCCGACGCGTCGAGCTCGAATTACGGTGCGTGAGCGTGACGAGGTAGCGCGTGCCACAGCCGACGATCAAAATGGCGTTGCTGGGACACGAGCAGCTCGAAGCGAATCTCAAACGGCTGCCGGAGAAATGTCAGAAGACGGTCGTGCGCGGCGCGTTGTCGGCCGCGGCCCGGGTCCTGGCGCAGTATCAACGCCGGGTTGCCCCGGTCGGTCCGACCGGCACGCTCAAAGGGGCAATCGGCTCGCGCGTGATGGCACGCCGCGGGCAGATGATCGCCAAAGCGGGGATCAACGTCGGCCGCAAAGGCTGGCAGGGCCTGCAGGTCGTCAACGTCGGCAATGCCTGGAAATCGGGAGCGAAGAAAAGACGGCGCGGCGCACTGCGAGCTGCCAAGGCCCTGACTGCCGCGCCTCATGCGCATTTGGTCGGGCTGGGGACGAAGCCGCGCTTCACGCGCGGCTCCGGACCGCAGACCGGCTGGGAACAAGTCGGCACGAAGATGCGGGCCAAACGAGCCGGCGCCGGAGCGTTCCGGGGAACGATGCCCAGGAACGACTTTATTCACCGGGCTTTCGCGGCCGGCCAGGGCCCGGCGCTGTTCGCCATGCGCGAGCGGATCGCCAAAGGCGTGGGCCGCGAATGGAGCAAGCTGCAAAAGAAAATCGGCGGTCGTTACTAAATGCCTGTTGCTTCCAGCATCGAAGATGCATTGCGATCGCTGATCGGCGGACTGTCCGCCGTGACGGCGATCGGGCCGGCCATTCGTCCGTACAAAATTGAGCAGACGGACGATCCCGCCGTCGGCATCGTCCTGATCGAAGTCGAGGAAGAAACCGAGATCGAAGATCTCGACGGGCTGGTCGGCCTGGTGCAGAGCAAAGTCCACGTTACGGCGATCGCCGAGACGTTCGACGCGGCCTGGACCTTGAGCGAATCGATCCGGACCAACGGCGCCACGCCGTCGACGGGCTTGCACGATCACACGGGGACGACGCTGGGCATCGTGATTCAGCGCTGCTCGTCGACGGGCCGGCCGAAGCGGGGCTATGTGGCCTACGAGGACGGCAGCGACGCGGGATTTTGCTACGTCGTCCAAACGTATTCGATTGATTACCAGGAAAGCACATGAGCACCAAGTACTCGGCCAAGGGCCTGACTCTCCTGCTGTCGATCAGCTCCGTCTATACGGCGATCGGCGGCGTCAGCACGCTGGCGGGCCCGGACGCGGAAGTCGAGCGGGTCGGCACGACGGCCCTCGATAGCGGCGTCGGCAAAGAGAAACTGCCCACCGGATACACCGACGGCGGGACGGTCACGGGGACGTGTTTCTTCGACCCGGCCAACGTATCGCAGAAAGCGTGCACGGCCTTGCTGGCCGCGCCCGCGGTGAGCGCCTGGAAGACGACCTATCCCGACGTCGCCCCGACGTCGTGGACCTACTCGGGCATCCTGTTCAAGTTCACGCCCAAGGGGGAAGTCGGCCAGGTCCTCACTGCTGACTTCAGTATTGATGTCACCGGTCTTGTGACCGGGTGGTAACGGACGGACGGAAAATCCCACGGATAAAAGCGGGCCACGGATTTCCCGGCGTCGGTCCTTTCTTTTTATCCGTGGGCCTGCTGCATCCGTGGGAATCGTCTGTCTTTTTTCGCGAGTCTGCGCCTCATGAAATGTACATTGATCGTCGACAGTCTCGGCCCCAATCCTGCATTCGATCCGCCGCAGCGGGATCACTTTCCCGACGACGAAGCCTATCACGACGCGCTGGCGCTGTACGAGGTGCCCCCCGACATCATGGTACCGGCGGGGACGGTGCTCAGCGGGCCGTTCGCCTGGCTGCATTGTCTCCCCGATCAGTCGGGCTGGGGACGTGACGCCCAGGGCAAGCCGGTCCGCGTGCGGCCTGGCGTCGTGCGCTCCGTGCCGCTCGATGCTCCCTGCCAGGTCAAGGTGGCCAAAGAAGTCCAAGCCCTGGCCGCCAAGCGCAAGGTGTTGCCGGCGGTCGTCATGGCCGAAATCGACGCCGCGATCAAGAAATCGCAGGACGCCCAGGCGGCGAACAGCAAGCCCGCGCCGGCGACGGCCGTGAAGCCGGCGGCGTGAAACTGAAACAAGCAGAAGGCAGAAAAATCTGGGGCAGAAAAATAGCCCCGTTTGATTCGGCAGTCTCTTGGTCATTTTTCTGCCCCCCATTTTTCTGCCTCTGAGTTCGAACAGAAATGACTTCCATGCAATCGTTCGCCAGTCGTGCCGCGTTCCTGGCTGCCTGCCAGGCCCCGCGGCGGTACGGCAGCTTCACGCTCCCCGTGTGCGGTGTGACGGTGCAGTATCGTTCGCTGTCCGATCTGGAATTCTCCGAATTCCAAATGGCCGGCATGAAGCGCAACGAAGAAGGGCAAATGCTCTCGGACGAAGACCGGATGCGAGACAGCCGGCCGCGCTTGATCTGCCTGTGTCTGTGTGACGACGCCGGCGAACGGCTGTTGAACGACGGCGACCAGGCCGCGGTGGCCGGAATGAACTCGGCCGACGTCGTGGCGCTCAATGCCGAGCTGCGTCGGTTCGTCGGACTCGACACGTATCGGCAGCAACAGGCCGACTTGAAAAAAAACTCGAACACGACACCCGCGGACGATTCGCCCGCCGCTTAGCCCTGGCGGCCGGCATCGTCGACGTCGACGCCATGCGGGCCGGCATGTCCCCCGAGCAGCTCGACGGCTGGATGGCTTTTGATGCCGTCGAGCCCGGCGCGATCGGGCCGGGCATGTTGCAGCACATTCTGTCGCGCATCGGCTCGTTTGTGTGCGCTGCCCAGGGAATTGAAGTCGCCCCCGCGCAGTTTCTTCCGTTTCGCGACGGCGACCAGGCGGAGGCCGTGCTGCCGATGCAATCGGTCGACGAACAGATCGCGATCATGGAACGCATGGCCGCCAGGTGAACCTTTTATCCTTTGCGTCCTTTGCGCCTTTGCGTGAGGAAATGTTTTCACGCAAAGGCGCAAAGCACGCAAAGACGAGAAAGAAATAAATGTCCGTTGGCGGCGGCGACCTGGTAACCGTGATGACGCTCGATGATTTCGAGTTCGTGACGGGGTTGCGCCGATCGGCCAACGAGACATCGAAATTCGCCGGCCAGGTGAACGGCGCGGGAAGCAGCTTGTCCGGCGGGTTCGGCCGGGCGATCGGCCAGATGGGTTTCGCCGCGCAGGATTTTTCCAGCGTGATGAGCATGGGGGGCAAGAACGCCCTCGGCCGCGCGTTGATGGGGACAATGAACAACGTCCAGATGCTGGGGGCGGCGTTCGGGCCCGCCGGCATGGCCATCACGTCCGTCGCCGGTGCGCTGGGCTCGATCTTCATCCCCAAACTGTTCGAGGCCGAGGCGGCCAGCGACGCGCTGGCCAAAAAGATCCAGACCACGGCGACCGAGGCCGAGCGGGCGTCCGACAGCTTCGAACGCATGGCCAGGTTCAGCGCGAAAATCGCGGCGATCAAAACGGCGTCGGGCGCCGAGTCGATGGCCACTGGTTTGTCGACCGACATCAAGGTCACCGAGCACCGGGCCAAGATGCTGTCGCGGGCGGCCGATCAGAGCGGCAACGCGTTGTTGTCGTCGGGCAATTATTTTCTCCCCTCTTACGCCAAGGATTATTCCGTCGCCGATCAGTTGCGCAACGTCAAAAACAAAAAGGGGGATTCGGACAAAGACCCCAACCTGATCGAGGCCAAGAAGCTGGCGGACGATCTGGAGAAGGCGGAACGCGAGGCGGCCAAGCTGCGGGCCGAACGCAGCCAGGTTGGTGACGCGCAAAAACGGCTCACCGAAGAAGAGGCCATCACGAAAGAGATGGAAGATCAGCGCGACCTGGCCAAAGACATGATGGCCGAGAACCGCAAGGAAGAGCGCGAGCTGAAGCAGGCGCGCGAGAAGAAGGAACGGGACGCCGAGCGGTTCGCCGAGCATGTGCGGCGCGACAATATGACGCCGTTCGAAAAAGCGCAAGAGCAGTTGGCGCAGATCAACGACGCCAGCGGCCTGGATGACGACGCCAAGGCCAAAGCCAAGGCCCGGATCATCGACGATTTCGCCAAGCAGAAAGGGACCAAAGATCCCGAGAACAACGTGGCGCTCAAAGGCTCGGCCGAGGCGGCGAGCGCGATTCGCGACGCGATCACGTCGCAGGCGAAAAGCGAAGACAGCGAGCAGGTCAAGCTGCTCAAGCGGATCGCCGACGCGGCGGAGGCGAAGAAGCCCGACGCGCCCGTGAAGATCGAGGTCGTCGGTATCGAAGACTGACAAAAAAGAAAACTCCCACGGATGCTGTCGTCTTTTATCCGTGGGATTGCCTAGCCATCCGTGGGAATTCTCCGTCATGTCCGTTGTCAGTGTGCGCGAAATTCCCGATGGAAGGGGCGGCGACAGCGAGGGCATTACCAAGACTCGCAGCGACCGCATCTTTCGCGTCGTGTGCAACAGCACGAGCGACAACCAATTCACGATCCTGCAGGCGGGTCTCTTGCCCGCGCAGTACAGCTTCTATCCGGGGAACATCTTCCTCACCTGCCGCACGATGGACATCCGCCAGGAGAAGGGCGGGTTCATCTGGATCGCCAAGGCGGGTTACTCGAGCGAGCCGATCCCGCAGGAGAAAATCGACCGGGAGCAATACCCGAACCCGGCCGATCGGCCGTGCCGCGTCAGCGCGCGGGCCGATCAGTATCGCAAGATCGTCACGTATGCGGCCCTGGTCGCGCCCGAAGACGGCGTGATCAGCGTCGACGGATCGGACGACCTGGCGGACACGGGCGTGGCCGGGGACCTGGGGGCCCTGCTCAACTCGGCCGGCGACGAATTCGACGACGTGACGGAAGCCGACGACTCCCGCCAGGTCATCATCCTGCGGAAGAATTTTTCCGAGCCGCCGACCGATCTCTTCATGCTGGAGAATCGGGTCAATGATGACGTCGTGACGATCTGGCGGAACGACTTTCCGACGCGCACGCTCAAGTGCAAAGGGACGACGATTGGCGAGATGCAAACCGAAAACGGGTACGACTATTACCCGTGGGAATGCGAGTTGACGTACAACCAGGACGGCTGGGATTTCGAAATCCTCGACAAGGGCCTGTACTACCTCGACAGCGGGACGCACACGCGGATTAAAGACAGCAAGGGCGTCGACGTCTCAGTCTCCCAACTGCTCGACGGCTCGGGGGGCATTCTCGCCAGCCCGACCAGTGCGACGGCCGTGTATCGGGTGTATCGCTATTACAAGGACGGCGACTTTTCGCAGTTGCCGCTGGAACCGCAGCAATAAGTGTTTGGTACTGACAATGGCCAACGAAATTACGCTCACGATCAACAACGCCCTGAAGAACGGCGCGCTGGCCGACAGCTACAATCCGGGGCGGATCCAGATCACTCAGGCGGTGCAACTGCTGTTCGCCGACGTCGTGTCGCTCGTCGCCGCGACGGATACGGTCATCACGTTCGGCCACATTGTGACGGCCGGCCTGGTGCACCTGATCAATCTCGATCCCACGAATTACGTGGAATGGGGCCCCGAGTCGGCCGGTGCCCTGGTGCCGGTCGGCAAGCTCATGCCGGCCGACGCGCCGGCCATCTTTCGCTTTGATCCGGGGGCCACGCTGCGGATGAAGGCGCACACCGGCGCCTGCGACGTGCTGGTCATGTGCTGGAACAATTGAATTGGTGTTTGGTGTTTCGTGTTTAGTGTTTGGTACTAAACACCAAACACCAAACACCAAACACCATTGCCAATGAAAACCTTCACCGACAAAGCCGTCGCGCGCATCCAGCGCGCCGTGCAAAAAAGCGAAAGCGATCGCCCGCAGGCCCCGCAGAGCTGGGGCCAGCGAATTTTGCAGGCGCTCCCCATCCGCCTGGGTAAGACGACGACGTCGCACACCAAGGGCTCGACGCACGACGTCAACGTGTATTGGGGGACGACGAAGGGCTCGGAGACCTGGGACAGCGTCGAAACCATTTCGGTGTATAACCGGTTTGCCAATGTGGCCAGCGGCAAATGGGTGTTTTGCATTTGGCTCTTGGGCGGCTGGGAAGTGTTCGTGGCCGAATGCTAACGTCATTCCTGCGCGTGTTGCGTCCGGATTGGCGATCGCCACGCCAATGGAAGCGTCCCTGGCGCGAGCACGGCCGCGGGCTGTGGGCCGCCTTCGGCTGTGCGAACTGCGGCTGCTCGGCCCCTTCATCCGGACCGTCGCGGGTGTTCGCGTGCACCTGCAGCATGCCGCAGACAGTGCACGTCACGTTCGGCACCGACGTCAATTGCACACAGATTGCCGGCAATACCTACGCGCTGAACTTCGTGCCGGCGAACGGCACGCCCCCCGGAAATAGCGGCGATTTCGGAAGCTGCCGCCGCGAAAAACCGAGCGGCATCGCTTTCGACGCCTGGTGGGGGACGTTCACTTGCGGCGGTGCGGAATCGTTTTGCATCTTTTTATTTTGCAATGGGACCCACTGGACGCTCACGCTCGTTGGCGGGATTGCAACATCCATATCGGGTTCGTGCGCCGACAGCCAATTCACCTGCTCGCCCCTGAATATTCCGTTCAATGGAGTGACCGGCGCTCAGCCCAACGTCCAAGGCGTAGGGTGCGCCTCGTGCAACGTCGCCGCATCGGCCATCAATGCGACGGTGACCGCATGAGCTGCTGCGACAGGCTGATCGAAGCGGCCGGCACGACGACGCCGTGCGAATGCCCGGTCGCCGGTTACTGTGCGCGGCACAAATGCGACAAGGGCTCGCACTTTCACCGCTTGTGCAAGACGAGCATTCAATATTTCGCGCAGTACGAAAACTTCGCCACGGGGCTTTCTGATTTTCCCGGACCGGGACAAGTCGTCATCCCGGCCGGCCCCCGCCGCTTCTCTCTGGGACTCGGCGACGTCGTCGCCTGGTGCGTTCGTTTCGTGACGTTCGGCCAGGTCGCTTTGTGCCCAGGGTGTCAGGGGCGCAAGGCGCGGCTCAATCGCGTTCGACTGTGGCCAATCCCGTGGCCGTGGAGCAACCGATGAATCTGGAAGATCTGTATCATCGCGCCTGGCAGGCTCCGGGGAACATCAACGAGCACCTGCCGGTGTTGCGGATGCTGGCTGCCGAGTCGCAATCAATTGTCGAGATTGGAACGGATGCTGCAAACTCGACGGTCGCTTTTCTCGCGGCCGAGCCCGCGCGGCTGACAACCATCGACATCAGGCCGTCGCCCGCGGCCGAAGCGCTCAGGCCGTTCATCCGCGATATTGGGACGCCCGCCAAGGCGCGGCTGTACACTGATTTTCGCATTCTGCAAGCCGATTCCCTGGCGATTGAAATCGAAGCGTGCGACCTGCTATTCATTGACTCGAAACACACGTGTGAGCAGCTATCCCAAGAGTTGCGTCTGCACGCCAACAAAGCGCGGCGGTGGATCGTCTTGCACGATACCGTCACATTCGGGATGACGGGCGAGGACGGCGGGCGCGGCCTGGCGCCGGCGTTGAATGAATTCCTTACGCTGGAATTCGGCCGCTGGCGAGTGGTGGCCGAATGGAGAAACAACAACGGTCTGACTGTGCTGAAGAGGTATAAGACGGCCCTCGATTTCCCGCCCTATACAGAGGCCGCGCAGTGATCCGTAACTTGGTCGTGCATTGCTATCCGCGCAAGTCGGGAAAGTGGCGGCGCACGCTGGCGCATCTGACGGCCGGCGATCGCTGGGCACAATTCACCGGTCGGAAGATTGTCAGCGTGGCGCACGACGAATGCTGTGATGATCCGGACGACGTATGCAACGTGTGGCCGGCTGAATGCGAATTCATCGTCAGGCCAAACGACCGGCCGTTGCAGGAGGTGGCGAATTTCCTCCCGATGCTGGAGCGGGTCGCGTCGATCGACCGGGATGAATTCACGACCTACGTGCATTGCAAGGGGGCCACGCAACCGGACGGGCACGCCTCGCACTTGTGGTGCGACGGTATGGCCGCGGCGAATCTGGATTATCCGCGGCTGCTGGAATGCTGCTTTGCAAACGGCGCGAACATCGCCGGCGCCTTCCGCTCGCACGGGCTGTGGAATTTTCCCGGCTACCACAATTGGCATTACGCTGGGACCTGGTTCACGTTTCGGCACTCGCGAATTTTCGGCCAGCTCGACTGGCGGAACATCCATCAGAATTTTATGGGGGTGGAGGCCTGGCCGGGGATTGTGCCCGCGGCCGAGTCGGCCTGCCTGTTTTTCGACAATGCGGACACGGCCCATCTTTACAGCAATGAGTTTTGGCGAGACATCATCACGCCCTCGTTGGCGTGGTGGCATCGATCGTTGCAGCAGTGCGGGCTGACGCCGGCCGGGCGCTAGGCCACGCCCGCAGGATGGGACGGATAGGACTCATACGACGGATGCGTGCCGTCGTTCGCGCGGCGGCCGCCGCGAACCGGTAATGACACGCAGTCAGCGCGCTTAGCCCGGCCCTCCCCGCCAGCTCGGTCCACCTGGTCGCGGCGATCGCCGGCACGACCGGCCCCTCGTCGGGCTTGCCTCTTCACGTTTTCCCGTTTTTCGCCCCTTCCCGATCGGGAACTGCAGTTTTTTCCCTCCGGACCGGCTTGCCGAGCTGGTAACGCTCGTTTTGACCCTCCGCGGGTCAAAATCGACGCACCAGGATGCCCCAGGAACGACGCACGGGCGTTGGTCCGACCCACGGGTCATCCCTTCCGACAGCTTTTCCTGCGCCCACGTGGGCGAGGCCCCGCCATGCTCGTCGCCGATCTCGTGACTGCTTTCCTGGGCTGGACTGCGCGCCATCGGGCGCCGGCCACGGCCCGATTCTATGCCAGCCGGTTAAAGGAATTCGTCCGGGCCTTCGGCAGCCGGGCCTGGTCGACGCTCAAGCCCCTCGACGTCGATGTGTATCTCGAGGCGGCTGGCCAGGGGCAGAGCGATTCGACCAGGCGGCACAACGCCGTCGCCCTGAAATCGCTGCAGACTTTCAGTCTCGCGCAAAAGCTGGCCGACGTGCCGATCTTCGGCAAGCTGGAAAAACCGCCGATGGGTCAACGCCAGCGGATCCCGACCGATGATGAGATCGATCGACTTCTCGAGCATGCGCCGCTTTCGTTTCGGCTGATCTATTCGGCACTCTCCCAAACTGGGGCCAGGCCTGGCGAACTGTGCGGCCTGCGCATCGAGCAGATCAATTTCGCGCACGGCCCGCACGGCCTGATCACGTTCCTCAAACACAAGACGGCGCGCAAAACCGGCAAGCCGAGATATATACCAATAGGAAAGAAGTTCGCGGCCCTCCTCGCGGTGGCGATCGCCGGCAGGACGTCGGGCCCGGCATTCCGGACCGAACGGGGCAAAGCGTGGACAGTCGGCCACTTGAGCTCAATGCACCGGGCCCTGCGCGACCAGGCCGGCCTGCCGCAGGACCTGGTGCTATATCTGACACGGCATGGGTTCGCCACGCGCCAGCTCGAGGCGGGGGCCGATCTCAAGACGGTGGCCGACATGCTGGGCCACAGCAGCGTCAAAACGACCGAGCGGTACACGCACCGCGATATCAGCACGCTGGCCGATGATCAGGATCGCATTTAGAGAGCGCGATTCGCGCCCGCCGGTGACGTCACGTCTAATCGGATTGCCATGCCCATAATCCTCACAGCCGCCAATCTGCGCACGTTTTTCGAGGCGCACCCCTCAACATACAAGCCGTCGATCGATCAGCAGCCCGACGTGCAAGCCGATGGCTATCTGGCCACGCCGCACATTTACAATCTGCTGACGGGCTCGTACGGGACGGTCGCGAACCCCGCCCCCGCGCCGCAGATCCCGCAGCCGGTGACGTTCGCGGCCCTCGCAGCCGCGTGTCCGCTGGCCCTGGCGACTGTGCCCGACGCTGATATCGCGCCGATCCAGGCGAAGCTCGACGCGCACGACAACGCCGGCCTAGTCAATTGGGCCGTGTTGCTCAATGTGCGCACGATTGCCGGCAGCAAGATCATGTCGGACGGAGAAAAAGCGGCCGTCATCGCGCTGTGCTCCCAGACGATGGCTGATCCCGCCTGGCCGGCCAGCGTGCCGGCGCCATCCGTGATGGAGTCGGAATTCGGCGGCAGCGTCGCGCACGACGAGTTGATCGTGCTCATTCAAATCGCGCTCAGAAGGTAAGCATGTCTGCACTCGTCGAAAAACAATTGCTGGGATCGTCGGCCGACATTCTCACAAGCGAGCTCAACAGCCTGGCCGCCAGCGCGTGGACCGCGCTGGGCGCGGCGTACAACAACACAATCGCGGGGGGCGGCGGCGACGGCTATGTGCAGGCGCTGGTGCGGCTGGTGTGCACGCTGGCGGCCAATGCCACGGCCGGCAGCGGATTCAATTTGATCCTGGCCAAGTCGCTCGACGCAGGCTCGACGTATGAGGACACGAGCACGGCCAGCGTCGCACTCAACCGCACGTTCGACGTGTTCCTGCCCTATACCACGGGGCAGGCAACGACGAACGTCAGCATTCCGATCTGGCTGCCGCCGGGGCTGTGGAAGCCCTACGGGCAGAATACCGACGCCTCGCACGCCATGACGTCGAGCGGCAACAAGGTTTCGATTCTCCCGTTCACGCGTGAGATCGTCTGATGTTTTCATTGCCGGGAAACATGCTGGAGGGGCTGAGCCCGGTGTTCGCGCCCAACCCAGTCAATCGCTATAGTCCCTGGGCGCAAGGTCTGACCTCGTTCGTCGCCGGCCTGCCAGGGCAAACGGGCGGTCCGCGATTGTGCGATCTGATGCGTCAGCAGTTGCCCCTGTCGGTGAATGGTCAGACGGCCAATATCAAATGGGCGAAAGTGCGTGCGCCCTCGGGCCTGGTCGGGTTGGATTTCTCGGCCTGCACAAACGCGGATACGCAATACGTCGCCTATCCGACGATCACGCTGGGCACTTCGTGGACGATCGGATGCTGGCTGTATTTCGTCCCCAATGCTCAATACCCGATCGTGCTGTTCGTCGGCGGCAAGAACGGATTTGTGCAGGAGCAAAACCTGCTCATCAATGCGGTGAAAAATGACGCGCTGTTCGCCGGCAGCTTCGCACCGACGGCCAATACCTGGGTGCATCTGATGTGCTCCTGGAACGGCGCGACGGCGGTATTTGCCGCGAACGGCAAAGCCGGCGCGGCCTCGCAAGCCGACAGCGGCTACATCGCAACCAACCAGATCGGGGGCCGGTTGCCGGGATTTGCCGGCCCGCAGAAAGGCATCGTCAGCGACTGCATCGTCTGGGGCAGCCGTGCTCTCTCCCAGGCCGACATGGCCCGATTCTACAACACGCAAGCCGCGCGCGGTTATCCGAGTCTGCTCAATCGCATGCAGCGCCGTTTGATGGGGCAGGCGACAGTCGTGATCACGACGGCACCGGACGCGACCTTTCAGCCGCGCACCCGCGGCCAAACATTTCAGCCGCACCCCCGCGGCCAGACATTCCAGCCCCGCGCCCGCGGCAGCGTCTTTTACCCCGTCCTCCCCCGCTAGAGCGCTATGCCACCCATCAATCTGACGACTAAGGCCAAAGATCCGAAGGTGATACACCCTCTCGAATCGATCTTGTACGGCGTCGACTTCACTCCACTCCTGGTCAGTGGCGAGCTGCTCACCGGGACGCCTACAGTAGCGCCCGTCACTGGCCTTACCATTGGCGCCCCCGTGGTCAACACAGCCACATTCCGCAACGACGCGGGCATATTGGTCGCAATAGGCGCCGGCGTACAGGTGCGCATCAGCGGCGCAACAGATGCGACCGACTACACTGTCACAGTGTCATGTGCCACCACCACCGGCAACACGCGCGCGGTCGCCTGCCCGCTCGAATGCCGCGCGTCCTAGCGCGCGCTCATATCCGAGCGCAGCGCATCATTCATGGGTGTACAACAATGCATCGCATCACCCTGCAACGCCGCAAATTGCGCGACGCAAACCGCAACAGCCCCCAGCCGAAATTTAATAGACCCTGCCCCTTCGAAACCGCGTGCCCAGCGCGCAAAGGCGCGTGCAGGTTTTGACAGGGGGGGGGGCTAATTGCGATCGCGGGTCCGGCGCTCGATTACAATCAAAATTTCAGCCGCCTGGCCGAGCCCAAGCTGCATGAGCCCGGAAATGCCCAGGGCGACGGCGGCCGTCACGCCGGCAACCTTGTCGACGCCGCTTCCGGCCAGGATCGAGCCGCCAACGATTAGACCGCCGGCGATGCAAAGCATCCCACCAATTGCATAAATCTGCGCGAGCCCGCCCAGGAATGCAAACTCTCTGAATTTCGGCGGCGCCGGCGGTCTTCTGCGCGTGTTTCCGGCGTGAGCCGGCTGGGGATTATTCTTTTCGGTTTCGCGGGCGCAGATTGGGCAGAGCCCGTTAAAGTCTGCCTCGTCTTCCACAGGGATCTTGAAATCCCCGCCGCACATGTCGCAGGTGACCTGAATTTTTTGCGCCATAATTCACGCTCCGAATTGGTTGGATTGATAAAGCACAAAATACAGGCGTTAATTGGCCCGTTTTTTGGCGCACACTTGCACGCGGCGGCCAGCCGCTGTGGTCAAGTGTGCGCCGACGCTGACGTCGAATTCCACGCCTTCCAGGCTGCTGCGGCGAGGGTAGGAGGAGGCGGGGGCAGGGGATGTGTGGACGGTGATC